ATCGGTGCAGGAAAGGTTGATATGTCAAAAATGTCCTATGATGAGTTGGCTAACTATATTGAAAACAATCCCGACGCAGGGAACTAAGAAAGTAGAGGTAAACAATAATGGCAAAATTTGATGCAAAGAGTTTTAATGACAGAGCATTTGGCGCGTATATGTCCGCAATACCGAATGTAAAGCTTAATAAGTTAAGAGAGTCTATGGCGGTGGTATCTGATTCGAGACTTGCAGAAGCTTTTAAGAACCAGTCTCAGACGGGTAGCGTTTATGCAGTGCTGCCTTATTTTGGCAGATTAGGAGGTAGAGCGCAGAACTATGACGGGCAGACAAATCTAAGCCCTGAAAGAACGGCAACTTACGAGCAGGGCGTGTTTGCATACGGAAGAATGATGGGATGGACGGAGGCCGATTTCAGCTATGATGTGACCGGTGGTGTTGACTTTATGGCCAATGTTAGGGCACAGATTATGGATTACTGGAATGAGGTAGATCAGGAGGTCCTACTGTCTATTTTAAAAGGCGTATTCGGTATGAGCGCTACAGGTACAGGCGCTATAAAGACTGCTAACAAGGCATTTGTCGACGAGCATACACTGGATATTTCAGCATCCACAGAGAATAAAAAGACTGATGAGAGTATGATAATGGGCGTTACAACTCTTAACAGCGCCATTCAGAAGGCTTGTGGAGATAATAAGCAGAAGTTTAGCCTGGTAATTTGCCACTCCAGTGTATCTACGAACCTGGAGAATCTTAAGCTTTTAGCATATCTCAAGTATACAGACAGTGAGGGTGTGGAAAGAGATCTAAGTATGGGTACTTGGAACGGAAGACTTGTACTTGTAGATGATTCTATGCCTGTAGAGGTAAAGAATGTCGGAGCTACAGGAGGAGATGTATCTATTTATACTACATATGTGCTCGGAGAGGGTGCAATAGGCTTTGAGGATGTAGGTGCAAAGGTTCCTTACGAGATGGTAAGAGATGCGAAGACAAACGGTGGTGAAGATACTCTTATTTCAAGAAAGAGAAATGCCGTGAGCGTTGCAGGTATCTCATATCTTAAGGCAAATCAGGCTACAAACAGCCCTACCAATGCCGAACTTGAGAACGGCCTGAACTGGTCACTTGTTCAGAGCGATAATAAGACAATCCCTCATAAGGCTATTCCGATAGCAAGAATTATCTCAAGGGGGTAATATGCTTGAAAGGATAAAGGAGAGATTGCAGTCCATAGGATATGCAGTAAAAGATAGCGATGATATTGCTATCAATTTTGCTATGCAGAAGGTTGAAAACACTATAAAGAATGATTGCAATATCTCTGCTATCCCTGATGGTCTTATGAATATTGCAATTGATATGGTCGTTGGTGAGTTTTTAATGTCGAAAAAGACATTTGCTCCTAACGACCTTTTAAATTTCAATCTGGATTCAGCTATTAAGCAGATACAAGAAGGTGATACAAATATATCTTTTGCAGTAGGAGGAGGCAGTAAGACTGATGAGCAAAGACTTGATAGCTTTATAGACTACCTTTTGAATTACGGCAGAGATGAATTTATCACTTACAGGAGATTCAGATGGTAGATGCGTGGAAACAAGCAAGGAAAGCTGTAGAGAGCAGATATAAAGGGCTCTGCGACATACTGGAAAAAAGAAAGGTAAAGGACGAGGTTACTAAGGCTACTGTATTGAGAGATACAGCAGTCTTAAGCAATCAGCCTTGCAGGTTGTCATACAGTAGCTCCGGCACAGCGAATCAGACTGATACGGTATCAAATATTGAGCAGACTATTAAGCTATTTATTGCTCCTGAGATTAAGATTGCTCCTGGATCTAAGCTGAGAATAACTCAAAACGGTATAACTACCGACTATATATCAAGCGGAGTACCTGCTGTATATGAGACGCATCAGGAGGTATCCTTGGAGCTTGAAAAGGAGAACGCTTAATGGCAAGTTGGGGCAGAGCAGACTTTGAAGCTTTTAGAGAAATGCAAGAGAAGTTACAGCGGCTACAGAATATTGATATGGAGGCCTTTTGCACTGAATGCAGTAAAGAGATTGCAGCAAGGCTTTTAGCTTTAGTTGTTCCAAGAACTCCTGTAGGCCAGTATCCTGCAAGAAGTGGAAAAACAGGCGGAACGTTGAGGCGTGGTTGGACCGCTGTAGCAGATATCACGGTGACTAAGCAAGGCAATAATTATACGGTTATTATTTCAAACCCTGTAGAATATGCACCTTACGTTGAGTTTGGCCACAGAACCAGAAATGGTGGCTATGTAGAGCCTCAATACATGCTTACGATCTCAGAGGAAAAGCTTAAGAATGTAATTCCCGCATTGCTGGAAAGAAAGATAAAAAGAAAACTGCAGGAGGTGATGAATGGCGGAGATTAATGTGCCTATGATTTTAGATGCTATTACAGTAGCTTTAGACAAGGTGTCGCCAAATGCAAATATCTATATTGATAAAGTCGAACAAGGCCTTGAGGATGGCGATATCTTAGTCAGGTTGATAAATATCGAATATATGAGAAGAGGCATAGGAGACTTTCAAAGAGTTGTTCCGGTATTCGATATTATTTATTTCCCAAAGGCAGGAAATAAGGATTGTATGGCTATGGGTGATATTTTATCAGATAAGTTGGCCGTTATAGAGTTGTCGACAAAGGATATTGTAAGGGCGATTACAAAGTCGTTTGAGATAGTTGATGGGGTATTACATTTTAAAGTGTCATATCCGTACGATACGATTAAATATCAGGCAGGAGAGGACATGGCAAAGGTTGTATTAAGCAGAGGTGATTAAGATTGAAAAAGATAGATGATAACAACGTTAATAAACATAAAAAAGATTCCATTATGTCGTCTTCTAAGTATGCGGATTATAAAGATGTGATAAACATCTTGTTTGATAAGGATACGGAGTATTCGACAGATGAGGTGGACAAAATGATTGATGAATTTATGAAAAGAGAGGTGGAATAATGGCGCTAGGTGGCGGAATTTGGACAAGACAGGACAAGATTTTACCCGGTACATACACAACATTCTCAAATGCGAAGAGAGCAAACGCATCTTTATCAAGCAGAGGTGTTGTAGCATTGCCTATAGCTCTTAACTGGGGCGAAAAAGGAAAGGTATTTGAGGTAACAAAAGAAGATTTTCTGACTAAGGCAAAAGAAATCTTCGGATATAGGGCGGATGACAAGGCCATGATAAACCTGAGAGAAGTGTTTGCACATGCAAAGAAAGCTCTTGTATACAGATTAGTTGCAGCAGATGCAGTGGCAGCAAGTAATACTCTTGCTACAGCTAAGTATCCCGGAACAAGAGGCAATGATATAAAACTTGTGGTTGCAGCCAATGTAGATAAGCCAAGTGCATTTGACGTAAGTACATATCTTGATAATGTGCTTGTAGACACTCAGACAGTGGATAACATAGCAGGATTAAAGGACAATCAGTATGTTGCTTTCAAGCGTTCAGGAACTCTTTCCGCAAGTGCAGGAATGCCTCTTACCGGAGGCACCAACGGCGGAGCTATCACAGGTGAGATATACTCAAAGGCTTTGGAGAGCTTTGAGTCATATTCATTCAATGTATTGTGCTGTCCAACAAATGACACAACAATAGTAAAACTCTTTTCCGCTTACACAAAGAGAATGAGAGATGATGTCGGAGCTAAGTTCCAGACAGTTACATACAAGTCTGATGATAACTTTGAAGGCATTATATCGTTAATAAACGATGCTGTAGCAACTGATAAGCATTCACTGGTTTACTGGGTATCAGGAGCAGAGGCAGAGTGCGGAGTAAATGAGACGCTCACAAATGCTGAGTATGACGGAGAATACGAGGTTATAACAGACCTTAAGCAGTCACAACTTGAGTCGGCAATTAAACAGGGCAAGTTTGCATTTCATAACGTTAATGGGCGTGTTAAGGTGCTTGAGGACATTAATACGTTTACATCATTTAGAAGTGACAAAGACGAAGCCTTTGCATCAAATCAGACAATTAGGGTAATAGATCAGATAGCAAATGATATAGCAGTCTTGTTTAACACAAGATATTTAGGACGTGTTCCAAATGATAAGGCAGGACGTATAAGCTTGTGGAATGATGTATGCAAGGTGCATCAGGAACTTGAAAAGCTAAGAGCCATAGAGGATTTTTATGTTAATTCAGTTGAGGTTGTGCAGGGGGATGATAAGAAATCTGTCCTTTGCACAATTAAAGATATAAACATCATAAATGCTATGACAAAGCTTTATATGAATGTGATTATTGCGTAGAAAGGAGATACATAAATGGACAATGCGGTTATGAATGCTTTAGATGCAATGGACGGATCGTTAGCCAGTGCGTATATAATTCTTGAGGACGGCAGAAGATATAACTTTATGCAGTTATATTCCTTTGAGGCGAGTGCAAAGATAAACTCAAAAGAAGTACCAATTCTCGGTAAAACAGGAAAAGGAAACAAGCCTTTAGGGTGGACAGGAGAGTGGAAGGGCACAGCACACTATAATCAGTCAGTGCTTAGGCAGATGTGGCTTGAATACAAGAACACAGGCAAGCTTCCGGTATTTGATATTCAGGTGACGAATGAAGATCCTAGTTCGGCAGCAGGCAGACAGACAACAATCCTTAAAAATTGTCTGAGCAAAGGCGGAATCCTCACCAAGTTTAATGCTGATTCAGAAACGCTTGATGAGGACATAGAAGGAACATTTGACGACTGGGAAATGCCTGAAAGCTTTTCATTGCTTAAGGGTATGCAGTAAAAGGAGATTAGTATATGAGTAGAGATTTAAGCGCTTTTTTAGCGCAAAATGTAAAAAGAGTTGAAAATGTGTTGTTTCCTGCATCAAGCAGAATTGTTGATGAAAAAGGAAATCCTATTCCGTGGGAGATCTGCTGCATTACAGCAACAGAGAACGCAAAGATAAGGAAAAGTTGCATGTCTACTGTTCCGGTAGTAGGCAAGAGAGGGCAGTATACCCAAGAGTTTAACCCACAGCTTTATTTAGCCAAAGTTTGTGTAAGGACTACAGTCTTCCCAAATCTGCAGGATACAGAGCTTCAGGACAGCTATGGAGTTATGAGTGCAGAGGAGCTTATAACTACAATGCTTACTCCTGGAGAATTTGAGGATTACTCAACAAAGGTAATGCAGGTAAACGGATTTGACAGTGATACTGATCTGGTAGAAGAAGCAAAAAACTAATCAACGGCGGCGATCCGGAAGCTAATTACGCTTACTATTGTCTCCATAAATTTCACTGGGAACCCAGTAAGTTTGTGGAGATGACAGAAGAAGAGAAAGCTTTCATAGTTGCCGCCATTGATATTAAGGCTAAGAATGATAAAAAGGATGCTGACGAATTAAAGAGCAAACAAAGAAGATAGGAGGCTGATTAATGGCTACAATACAATCACAGTTGGTGCTGACTGACGGTATGTCGGACGCATTAAGGCGAATTAATTCAGCCTTAATCACTTGTATAGACAGCTTTGAGCAAATGCAATCAACGTCATCTAATCAAATAGATACTTCAGTGCTTCAAGACGCAAGGTCAAGCTTGAATCAGCTAAACAGTGAACTTGATAACACTGTAGAGAGGCAGGAGCAGGTAAGGGAAGCGTCTGAGAATACTGTAAGCTCTGTAGATATGTTGAAAGAAAGCTTTTTAAAATTAGCAGCTGCTGCAGGAGTGGCATTCTCTGTAAAAGAGTTGATGGAGCTTGGTGATACTTATAATCAGACGCAAGCAAGACTTAACTTAATCACAGGAGATTTGCAAAAAACTAAGGACTTGCAGGATGCAATTATGGAATCTGCAAACAAGTCAAGAGCTGCATATCAGGACACTGCAGACGCTGTGTCTAAGATGGGACTTATGGCAAAAGATGCCTTT